GGTCAGGCATGTGGTCCCACATGGCGCGCATCGTTGGCGAGGTTCAACCCCGCTACGTCTTCGTGGAAAACAGCCCAGCGCTCCTTACTCGGGGACTCGGACGAGTGCTCGGTGATCTGGCCGCGCTCGGGTATGACTGCCGATGGACAGTGCTGGGAGCTGCCGATGTTGGAGCGCCGCACCAGCGGGACAGGTTCTGGCTTGTGGCCCACGCCGACATGCCCGAATGGCGGCCGATCAGTGGCGCATGTGACGGACTGGCGCAGCGAGCGCACAGCGTACACGGCGACAGGAAAGAAAGTTCAGGTGGATTTGGCGCAGGCTGTGAAGCGCTGGCCCACGCCTATAGCCAGCGACAGCCGTGGCAGCAGCGGCAGGCCGGCTCCAGGCAAACAGGTCCAACTGGTGGATGCGGTGCTGAAGTGCGCGACGCCAACCGCCAGTCCCTGGCGGTCGGGGAAGGCCAGCCAAGCCACGATGGAGCGCAACTCGCGGCCATTGAGCGAGCAGATTGGTGGGAGTCTGAACCCGACTTGGGTCGAGTGGCTGATGGGGTGGCCGCTCGGGTGGACCGACTTAAGGCCATTGGCAACGGACAAGTGCCACTCTGCGCAGCAACCGCATGGCGGCTTCTGACAGCATGACCCCCGAAGACACTTACCGCGCCAGTGCCTGCGACGGCAAGGTGGGCTTCGCCACGTTCACACAGGCCCAGCTTGTGGGCGCACGCAGCACCAGGCGAGGCAAGAGCCGGCAGGTTTACCACTGCCCGTTTTGCCACCAGTTTCACCTCGGGCGCAGGCCGCATCGGGCGCGGATCAAGCCCGTGATTGAAGATTGAGGTTTTTGATGAGCAGGATACTCTGTCAGTTTTCATGTGGGGCGGCGAGCGCGGTTGCCACAAAACTGGCGATTGCGCAGAACGCTGGCTCGTCGCCGCTGCTAGTGCTGAACGCCTACATTGAGAACGAACATCCGGACAATCGGCGATTTGCTGCCGACTGTGAACGCTGGTTTAACGTGCCGCTGACGGTGCTGCGCGATACCAAATACGGGGCCAACATCATTACGGTTTTCCGGCGGCGCGGCTACATGAAAGGCCAGTTCGGCGCCCCTGCACCACAAACCTGAAACGCGAACTGCTGAAGACCGTGGAACAGCCGGGAGATGTGCTGGTGCTGGGGTTTGATGCCAGCGAACAAGACCGCTTTGAGGACTTCCAAGAGCGCAACCCGAATCGCCCAGCGCGGGCGCCGCTGATTGAAGCGGGGCTGGACAAGGAAGACTGCAAGGCGATGGTGCGGCGCGCCGGTATTGAATTGCCCATGATGTACCGCATGGGCTACGACAACGCGAACTGCATCGGGTGCGTGAAAGGCGGCGAAGGCTACTTCCGCGCCATACGCGAGGACTTCCCCGACGAGTTCGAGGAACTGTGCAAAGTGCAAGACGAGCTAGGGGGGGCAGCTACTTGCACCGCGACCGCGCAACGAATGTGCGATTCAGCCTGCGCGACCTGGGCACAGGACCAGTGCGCAGAAACGAGAAACTTCCCGCGTGTTCCTTTTTCTGCGAACTTGCAGAGCAGGAATACGCGCCCTAAGTAACATGCCACGGCGCGGGCTTCGCGCCATCAACTGGAGAACTCAAGTGAAAAAAGCACTCACTCTCATCCTCGCGGCTACGCTGGCGACAGCGGCCTATGCTTCGTGCCGGTACTACACCATCACGATGAACGGGCGCACGATGTATTGCACCGAATGCTGTTACGGCACGGGGCCGTATCGGCAGTGCAACACGACCTGTAACTGAGGCGCACATGGCATACGACAACACCAACAGCGGCCTTCTGGCCAAGAACGACAAGCAGGGCAATGAGAACCGCCCGGACTACAAGGGCTCGATCAACGTCGATGGCCGCGAATACTGGCTCTCAGCCTGGATCAAGACCGGGCGCGACGGGACCAAGCTGGCAGGGCAGAAGTACATGAGCCTGTCCGTGCAACCGAAGGGCGATTGGGGTACGCCTGCACCGGCACCGGCCGCGCCGGCACCGGCACCAGCACCAGCCCGCATGACCCAGGATCAGCGCGACGCCATGGCCATCCGCGACAGGGAACAACGGGCGCGTCAGGCCCCTGCGCCTGCGCCTCGGGCGCCGACGAACTTCGACGACATAGATGACGACGTTCCCTGGTGAGACTTGACTCAGGCCCGCGCTGCGGGTCTATACTGGACTTTCCCATTAACCTGCGCCACCCGGATGCGTCTGGCTGGCTCTAGGAGTTCACCATGAGCATCTGCTCGCACGACGGCGAGCGCCGTTACACCCGGCGCGTCTTCGCCAACGGCACAGTCCATATCTGCATCCAGTGCATGGACTGCCTTGATGTGGTTCTGTCCCCTCTGCACGCCATGCGGCCATGGATCAGGCTTGACGAGGTGCCCCCTGGCCAAGTCATCCACGAGTGGATCGACTCAGAGCACGCGGTGCGACAGGAGGGCCTGTTCTGATGGCCGCGACAATCGCAGACTTCGCCGCCACCTACTGCCGCAAGTACGGGTTTTCCCTGGTGCCACTGCCGCCAGGCGCAAAGCGGCCACTGTCTGACAACTGGGGCAACGAGTGCATCACAGACCCTGAGCAGGCGCGCAGCTACTACGAACGAAGGCCCAGCGCGAACATCGGCGTCGCCCTCGGGCCGTCCAGGCTGTGCAGTCTGGACATCGACGACCTGGACGCGATGCGTACCATCTGCGCCGAGTTTGGCTGGGACATCGACGCGCTGGCACAGAGCGCGCCGACGATCCAGGGGAGAGCGCCAGGCTTTCGCATCATGTTCCGCGTGCCGGACGGCCTGGAACTGCCGTATCACTCGCTGACATGGCCGCGCCAAGATGACGCTGGAAAGCGGTTCACGGTCTTCGAGATTCGCAGCGCGACCGACCAGCAACGCCAGGACGTTTTGCCGCCGAGCATTCACCCGGACACGGGTAAACCCTACGTCTGGCTGACGAAGCCGAACGGCACGATACCGGATCCGCCTGCGTGGCTTCTGGCGCTGTGGCAGAACTGGGCCGCGCTCAAACCGCAATTGCAGGGCCTGTGCCCGTGGGCGCCGCAACGGCCGACACCGAAGCCTGCGAAAGCCCCCGCACGGCCGGCAAACGATAGCACAAGCCCGAGCGTGATTGACGCCTACGAGCGGGCGCACAGCATCGAGGCGGCCCTGACGCAGTACGGCTACAAGCAGCAGGGCAAGCGGTGGCTTTCACCGCACTCTGGCACCGGCCTGGCGGGCGTGATCCTGTTCGACGGCAAGGCGTGGATTCACCACGCGTCAGACCCGCTGTGTAGTGACGAGAGCGGCCAGCTTGTGAGTTCGTTCGACCTGTTCCGGTTCTACGAGCACGGAGGCGACATCCGCAAGGCCGTGAAAGCCGCCGCCGAGGCGCTGGGCATGAAGCCAGAGCCGCGCAGGCCAACGATACCTGCGGGCGCCATGGTGCAGCGGCCTCAGGCCGCGCCAGCGGCGCAGGGGTCCGAGGTCATTGACGCCGACACCGGGGAGATCACGGACATCAGTGCGCCACTGCCGGACGAATACCGGGGCCGCGCTCTCTCCACCATTGAGAACCTGGCCGAGATATGCCGTCGCCTGGGCGTCACTGTCAGGTACAACGTGATATCCAAAGAAGAGGAGATCATGATTCCTGAACAGTCGTTCAGCCTGGACAACAGAGGCAACGCCAGCATTGCGTGGCTCATGTCCTGGTGCGAGCGCCTGCGCATGCCAACCGGCAAGGTGGGCGACTACATCACCTACATGGCCGACCGCAACCTGCACAACCCGGTAGCAAACTGGATCGAGAGCAAGCCGTGGGACGGCCAGAGCCGCCTGCAAGACCTCTACGATACCGTGGCGTCACACGGCGACGAAGACCTGAAAAACACCATCATGCGCCGCTGGCTGATCTCTGCCGTGGCCGCAGCGTTCAACCCGACAGGCGTATCGGCCCACGGCGTGCTGGTCTTCCAAGGCGCTCAGTACATGGGCAAGACGGCATGGTTCAAGCGCCTAGTGCCGAAGGAACTCGGCGTGGTGCAGGACGGCATGATGCTGCGCCCAGACGACCGCGACAGCGTGAAACAGGTGGTAAGCCACTGGCTGGTCGAACTCGGGGAATTGGACGCGACATTCCGCAAGTCAGATATCGCCCAACTCAAAGCGTTCCTGACACGGGACAAGGATATTCTGCGCAGGGCATACGCCCGCAAGGAGTCGGAGTTTGCAAGGCGCACGGTATTTTTCGCCAGCGTCAACCCGAAGGAGTTTCTGCACGACCAGACCGGCAACCGCAGATTCTGGGTTATTGAGTGCAAGTCGATCGACTACGACCACGGCATCGACATGCAGCAGCTATGGGCCGAAGTCCTGACGCTGTACCGCGCCGGCGAGCCGTGGACCCTTCAAGGCGATGAGCACAATTCGCTAGAGGAGCACAACAAGACCTACGAGGTCATCGACCCCATTGAGGAACTGATCGCGTCCGGATTGCGGTGGAACGAGCCGCCCGCCGCATGGCGCTGGAGGTCCGCAACCGAGGTTTTGGCCGAGCTTGGCAGGGACACTTGCACTCAAGGCGAGGCCACTAGAGCAGCGCATCTGATCCGGCAGCGCAATGGGAACTTGAGCCGGAAGGCGAACGGCGCACGCGCATTGCTGGCACCGGAAGCCTGGGGAAGCCGTAACCGTCCCTAGTGTCCCTGTGGCGTCCCTCGCTAAGTCTTTGATTCACAATGGAAAAGGACACTAGGGACACTAGGGACACTGAATATATAGAAAAGAGAATGTATAGAAAAGAGAGGGCAAGTGACCGCGAAGGAGCGCGAGGAGCGCGATAGCGCGTAATCACGTAGCCTATATGGAAACCAGCGTCCCTGGCGTCCCTGTGTCCCTTAGTGTTCACTCACTTAGTGAAAGGATAGAATGATGGCAAACAAACCAACCAAATCCGGAAGCCCTGAGCGGGCGAAGCTGGCCGAAGCCGTCCTGGCGAACATGGAATCCGGCATGAGCTGCTGGAAGGCCTGCGAGAAGGCCGGCGTCAAGAACAGCACGTTCATGCTGTGGCTGAGTCAGGACAGCGCGCTGGCTGAGAGCTACGCGCAAGCGCGTGAAAACTTCGTCGAGCGCATCGCCAACGACCTGATGGAAATATCAGACCAAGACCCTGAAACTGTCGATGGCAAAAAGGACTGGGCCGCGATTCAGAAACACAAACTGCAGGTAGATACTCGCAAGTGGCTGTTATCGAAACTCGCCCCGAAGAAATACGGCGACATGATTAAGCTGGCCGGCCATGACGGCGGCGCGGTGAAACTCATCGCGCAGAATGACGACGAGAAACTGTAACGTTCGAGCTAATCGGACCACTCCCGCAAGGTGCAACGATGACTGACAAGACTTCCGGCGTTCATAAGGTCGAGCGAGGGTTTAGGCCGCCTCGCAAGGCAGCAATCAACAGGCTGTGCCGTGTGCTGGATGAGTGGCGACGCGAAGAACAGAATTTGTGCAGCCACTACGGCCCTCCACCCGATTTGCCAGGAAGCTACAGAAGCAAGCGAATCAAGGACGCCGAAGCGCTGCAGCAAACGCTGGCCTATCTGCTGGCGAACAAGCAAAGTGGCAAAGCGGCCTAACCGATGGCATTCCAGCTAACCGACCGCCAGAAGGCCGCGCAGCAAGTCCTGAGCGGCGACGCCACGCACCTGATGCTGTTCGGTGGCTCGCGCAGCGGGAAGACGTTCCTGCTCACGCGAAACGTGGTCTTTCGGGCGCTGAAGGCCCCGAACAGCCGGCATGCGATCTTCCGGTTCAGGTACAACCACCTCAAGGCGTCCGTCGTGCTGGACACGTTCCCCAAGGTCATGCGGGCCGCATATCCCGGCGTGGGGTGGGACATGCACCAGCAGGACGGTTACGTCAGCTTCCCAGGTGGCTCGCAAATCTGGTTTGCTGGCCTGGATGACAAGGACAGGACCGAGAAGATTCTGGGCCAGGAGTTCGCCACGCTGTACTTCAACGAGTGCAGCCAGATCCCGCTTTCGAGCATCGACACCGCGCTGACGCGCCTCGCGCAGAAGGCCGAGCAGCAGATCGAGGGCCGAGCGCCTGTCCCGTTGCGCCTGCGGGCCTACTACGACTGCAACCCGCCCAGCAAGACGCATTGGACCTACCGCCGATTCGTAGAGAAGCGCGACCCCGACACTAGGCTGGGCCTGCCACGGCCGGAGGACTACGCGGCTTTCAGCATCAACCCGACCGACAACGCCGCGAACCTGAGCCCGGAATACCTGCGCATGCTGGAGTCACTGCCGGCCAGGATGCGGGCGCGATTCCTTGAGGGCCGATTCGCAGACGCGAACCCGAACGCCCTATTCCCAGAGGAGCACATCGATCGATGGCGCGTTCTGGACGGCGCTGTGCCGCAACTGGTGCGCGTGGTGGTCGCTGTGGACCCGAGCGGCGCGGACGACGAAGCCAGTGCTGACAATGACGCCATCGGCATCGTGGTGGTCGGCCTGGCCACGGATGGCGCGTGCTACCTGCTTGAGGATCTGACCGTGAAAGCAGGCCCCGCAACCTGGGGCCGCGTGGCCGCAGAGGCGTTCGACCGGCACAGCGCCGACTGCGTGGTGGCTGAGGTGAACTACGGCGGCGCGATGGTGCGCCAGGTGATCGAGACGGCGCGCCCGCGCACGCCCTTCCGCCCGGTGACGGCCAGCCGGGGCAAGGTGGTTCGAGCCGAGCCGTTCTCGTCGCTGTACGAGCAGGGCAAGGTGCGCCATGTGGGCATGTTCCCCGAGTTGGAGGACGAATTGTCCGGGTTCTCCACGACCGGCTACACCGGAAGCCGAAGCCCGAACCGAGCCGACGCGCTGATCTGGGGCTTGGCCGCGTTGTTCCCCGCAATCACTGGAGCGACGGCGAAGAAACCGGACATTGCCGGCCTGGTAGTTCCGACCGCGCACCGATGGCGATAGACTTTCGCCCGCTCGCGTAGCATAATCGCGCCCGATGCGCAATCCCCGGAGTCCCTGATGGCCAGAGAATCAACCGAACAGCGGCTGGTGCGCGTTCATGCGGAGGCCATGCGCGAGTTCGACAACATCCAGGGCGCGCTGCGCGACGAGCGCTTGCAGTGCTTGCAGGATCGGCGGTTCTACAGCATCGCCGGGGCGCAGTGGGAAGGCCCGCTGGGTGCGCAGTTCGAGAACAAGCCGAAGATGGAGGTCAACAAGATCGCCCTGGCCGTGCAGCGGATCTTCAGCGAGTACCGAGCCAACCGCGTGACGGTCGATTTTGTCAGCAAGGAAGGCAAAGAGTACGACCCACTGGCCGAAACCTGCGACGACCTGTATCGCGCCGACGAGCAGGACAGCGGCGCCGATGAGGCGTATGACAACGCATTCCAGGAGGCCGTGGGCGGCGGCTTTGGCGCCTACCGCCTGCGCACGGTCTACGAAAACGAAGAAGACGACGAGGACGAGCGCCAGCGGATCAAGATCGAGCCGATCTTTGACGCCGATTCTTCGGTGTTCTTCGACCTGCAGGCCAAGCGCCAGGACAAGGCAGATGCCAAGCGGTGCTTCGTGCTGACCAGCATGACGCCTGATGCGTACCGCGAGGCGTACAACGACGACCCGGCGTCCTGGCCAAAGGAAATCCACCAGTACGAGTTCGACTGGACTACACCAGATGTGGTGTACGTGGCCGAGTATTACCGGGTCGAGATGGTGTCCGAGACGGTTCGCATCTTCCAGGGCCTGGATGGCGAGGAGGAGCGTTACCGCGACAGCGAACTGGACGACGAGATGCTGGCCCAGCTTGAGGCCATCGGCAGCGTCGAGGTGCGCCAGAAGCGCATCAAGCGCCAGCGGGTGCGCAAGTACATCCTGAGCGGCGCCAAGGTGCTGGAAGACGCCGGGTACATCGCCGGCAAGCACATCCCTATCGTTCCGACCTACGGCCGCCGCTGGTTTATCGACAACATCGAGCGGTGCGCCGGCCATGTCAGGCTGGCGAAAGACGCGCAGCGCCTGGCGAACATGCAGCGCAGCAAGCTGGCCGAGATTGCCGCGCTGTCCAGCGTCGAGAAGCCGATCCTGGTGCCCGAGCAGGTCGCCGGCCATCAGGTCATGTGGTCCGAGGACAATTTGAAGGACTACCCGTACCTGCTGCTGAACCCGATCACGGGCGCAGACGGGAGCCAGCAGGCCGCAGGCCCGGTGGGCTACACCAAGAGCCCGCAGATTCCCCCGGCCATGGCCGCCTTGCTGCAGATCAGCGAGCAGGACATCCGCGACGTTCTTGGCAACCAGGAGCAGGGCGACAAGATCGTCGCCAACGTCAGCGGCAAGGCCGTGGAGATGGTGCAGCAGCGCCTGGACATGCAGACGTTCATCTACATGAGCAATCACGCCGTGGGCGTGCGCCGAGGCGGCGAGATTTGGCTCAGCATGGCCCGCGAAATCTACGTTGAGCCAGGCCGCAAGATGAAAGGCATCGGATCGCAGGGCCAGATGAGCACGATTGAACTCATGCGTCCGGTCATGAGCGAGGACGGCGAGGTCGAGCACGAAAACGACCTGAGCGAAGCCGAGTTCGACCTGGCTGTCGAGGTCGGCCCGAGCAGCAGCAGCAAGCGTGCCGCCACGGTGCGCTCGCTCACGGCGATGATGGCTGTCACGCAAGACCCGGAGGCCCTGCGCGTGCTCCAGGCTGCCGCGCTGATGAACATGGAAGGCGAGGGCCTGACCGAGATCAGCGATCACTTCCGCAGGCAGTTGGTGCAGATGGGCGTGATCAAGCCGACCGACGAGGAGGCCGCGCAGATGGCGCAGGCTGGCGCGAATCCTGACCCGAACGCCATATTCCTGCAGGCAGCAGCAGAGGAGGCCCAGGCCAAGGCCGCGAAGGCTCGCGCCGATGTGGTGGCGACCGTGGCCGATGCCGAGCTGACCCAGGCCAAGACTATGGAAACGCTGGCCAAGGTCGGCGGCGAGGGTGGGGGTGCGATGATGCAGCCGCAGCCGGCGCCCACGCCCGAGCCCGCAGCGCCGCAGATGGATCCGTTCGAGGCGGCCAAGCGCGAGTTGGAGCTTGAGAACATGCGGATGGACAACGCCGCGAAGTTTGCAGCCCTGGCCAAGGCGCTCAAGCAGCAGCAAGCCGATGAAGAATCCGGCAGCGAAGAAGAATCAAGCGCCGATGAGTCCGATGATAAAGTCAGCGAAACCCTGGACGAACTGAAGTCCATGGTTGAATCGTTGGCCAGACAGGTCGCGGACATGAGGCCGCAGCAGCCGATCATCGTGTCTACGGGCGGCGGCGGGAAGAAGATCCAGATCACCAAGACCTCCACCGGGTTTTCCGGTGAGGTCGTCAACGAAGACTGAAAGGGCCTGAACCATGTCCATGACCAACGCCGCCGAAGCGGCACTCCTCGACCTCTTGTTTCTCAACACTGACTGGGCCAATATCGGGGACGCCGCTGGCCTGCAGAACTCGGCCACGGCAGGTTCGTTTTACATCTCGCTGCACAGCGCAGACCCCGGCGAGGCGGGCAACCAGAGCACCAACGAGATCAGCTACACCGGCTACGCCCGCGTGGCTGTGAACCGCACGGCAGGCGGCTGGACGCGAACGGTCAGCACCATTGCCAACACCGCACTGGTGCAGTTCGGCCAGTGTACGGCGGGCACCGCCACGGCCACGCACTTCGGCATCGGCACGGACTCCACGGGCACCGGCAACCTGTTGCTGAAAGGTGCGCTCAACGCCAGCCTGTCGATCAGCAACGGCATTCAGCCGCAGTTTGCTGCTGGTGCCATGACCGCCACGGTGGACTGATGTGGTATACCGCTGCGCCCACTGTCGGGAACTGCTAACGCTGACCGACACCGAGTTGTCTCAGTGCTCAGAGCATCCCGACGGGGGCGTGGAGTGGTCGCCCGACGAGGTGGAGTGGATACCGCTGGAGAACCCTGATGCCGTTTAGGTCCGTTGCCGAGGTGGCTGCTGCCGTCGAGCAAGGGCGGCATCACATCCAGCATTTCATCCGCACATCGGTTTACGGTAGTTTCGGGACCAACCCGTTTGGTGATTTCAGCGTCGCCAGCGGCATCCCGTCTTACAACGCATACGTTGGCACCG